AGGTTATACATTACATATAAGATATTAAATAAAAAAAATTATAATATATAGCACTGTACAGATATACAGTACTTTTACAGTGTTTTCTTCCTTATTTGGTCAACTATTCCCACTGGGCTTATAGAACGTGTTTGTAACCTGTAACTTGTAACCCTTCCATTGCACTAAATACTGTGGTAGGGGTTTCACCCCCATTTCTACGCTGGCAATGTTAAACAGCAAGCACAAAAAAAGGCGCATTAAGCGCCCTTTTATTCGGTTGGTAATACTAGCCCGCTATTCTACGCTGGCAACCTATAACGCGGCATTTTCTCGCGCTTTAGGTTGTGACTTATAATGCAATCAATATCAGGGCCAAAGCCGCCATCAATAACAGCAACACGACAGCGCCCCGCATAGCCGCCGTAAGGCTTATCTATAACCCCAAACCGAACTGCCACAGCTTCACACTTTGCCCATTTAGACCAAGCTTTAGCGTATCCATTAAAAGCGTAATTGCGTGAGTACCACTGTTTATTGTCACCCAATACTTTTTCATAGTGGCGACCATATGAATCAGTCCCGTAAAATGCCAGTTTAGCTTTAGCCATAATCATTTTCTCTTTGTTGTTGGTAAAGTGGCGCTGTTAAGCGCCGGAGGTTTAGCGGTATAGCGCGCCGATAGTTACGACGGCATTCTTGCCTAGTATCGCGGCGCATTCGTTAGCGGCCGTCGCAGTGGTATAAACGCGCGATTCATTCTCGAATGTAACAATATATAAAGTATCCATAATGCTCTCTATTGTGTGTGTGTGTGCGTAGTATACAGGTCTAGTTAATACTTACAACAACTATTACACAACCTGATGCACTACATAACCTGATGCACTACATAACCTGATGCACTGATGCACTGATGCACTGATGCACTGATGCACTGATGCACTGATGCACTGAAGCACTGAAGCACTGAAGCACTGAAGCACTGAAGCACTGTATCAATTGCCAGCGTGTGACTATGTACAGTTGTGACTATGTACAGGGGTGGATGGTTGTACAGTTGTACGGTTATACAGTGCTGGTTGGTTATACAGTACTGGTTGGTTATACAGTGCCCACCCCCCTTGGCTTTTTAAACGGCGCGCCCGTACCTGTACTGAACCCATTAACAGAAATCCGTCACTTTCAACTCTTACAACAAGTATTACAGCAACACTCTATCGCCGCATCAACCCTGCACCCCCAAAAAACCAAAAACCAAAACGCTCACCTGATTTTCAGGGAATCTAACTTTTCAACTCTTACATCAAACGCTTCAACACTTGCGTACTACACCCTAAAGGAGCTAAAATCTCTTCATGGCATCTACTATCCTTACCTACGACCCAAATAAGCTACCAGCGAATATGTTGGCAATGCCCCATCACCCCAGCGCAGACGCGTATATTGAGGGGCTACGGGCTATCCAACGGTCAATCGTGGAACAATCGCTGTCGATGAAGCGCAAAGACGTGCTTATCATCAAAATGCACCACAAGGCCACCCCCAAAACCGCTATCGCGGCAGAACTCAAATGCACCCCACAGACTGTCGACTCAAGGATTCGATCTGACGCTGGGCAGAAGCTATTGGCATTGTTGGCGTACTATCAAGAAGCTATTGATGGGCCGAATGAGGCGTTAAGGCGTAATATGTTATGGCGGGTAGCCGCTAAAAACGAAGATAAAGCCCCTAAAGTGGCAATCAGCGCCGTAGCAGAGCTAAATAAGATGGATAACATCGGAAAAGATGCGATAGCGAACCTAACCACAGGTGACGTAAGCATCACTATCAACCAGCAGCTAATTCGTGGTGCTTTAGATCAATAATTAAGGCAACCCACATGACAAGCAAAAGTGCCTACGGTGCGTACTCCAATTCCCAAGATTTTGAAGCCGCTTTCGGTGATGTAGACGCACCTGATAAAGATAAAGGCTGGCAGCTCCCCTACGAGCCTAGAAAGCTCATGGTGGACTTCCACCAGCGCACCCAACGCTATGCCTTCCTGATTTGTCACCGCCGTTACGGAAAAACCGTGGCGTGTATTGGCGAGCTGGTAATCCGAGCGCTCTACACCAAGAAGAAAAACGCCCAATACGCCTATGTGTGCCCGTTCAGGAGCCAAGCCAAGGCCGTAGCATGGCAATACCTTGTGGACATGACACAAGGGGTGGCTACAGAGGTGAAAGTCTCTGAGCTGTCTATTAAGCTGCCTAACGGGGCTAAGATATGGCTCAGTGGCTCAGATAACATAAACGCCCTCCGTGGTCTGTACCTCGATGGGTGCGTACTGGACGAGTTTGCGCAGTGTCGTCAAGACCTCCTAGACGCCGTAATCCAACCCTGCCTATTAGATCGAAAAGGGTGGTTGGTCATCATCGGCACTGCTTACGGGCGGCTAAACCAGTTCTACGACTACTACGAGAAGTCCAAAGAAGACCCAGAGTGGTATCACTCAGATATTAAGGTCTATGACTCAGGGATAATCGAGCCAGAAGAAATAGAGCGCATTAAGAATGCGGTCAGTGGCCCTAAGTTCGAGCAAGAGTTCTGCAACAACTTCTCGGCTGAATTGGTCGGAACCTATTACGCCTCGATAGTTAACGAGATAGAACAACTAGGGCAGATCAACACTGAGGTCGATTGGCAGCCTGATCTTAAAGTACAGGTGGCCTTCGATATTGGTCGAGGCGACAACACCGTGGCGTGGTTCTGGCAAGAGACACCCTACGGCATACAGGTGATCGACTTCTACACCAACAATGGCGAGCAAGCGCAGCACTATATCGACGTGTTGAAGGACAAGCCCTACGACTACTCCCGCGTCCATTTACCGCATGATGCCAAGGCCAAGACGTTCGCTACCCACAAGAGCGCCCTAGAGCAGTTCATAGACGGTTTTGCGGATAGAGAGACACAACTCAACATAGTGCCTAAACTGAGTGTGGAAGACGGCATAGAGGCCGCTAGGCAACTGCTAAAATTCACACATTTTGCCGCCGATAGATGCTATTACGGTGTAGAATGTCTGCGCGTGTATCGCAAGAAGTGGGACGAGGTGAACCAATGCTTTATGAAGACGCCTCTTCACGACTACTCAAGTGACGCGGCTGATGCCTTCCGATACATGGCTATCATGGCGAACAAAGATTATTTGCCAGCGCCCGAACCGCATGAAAGTATTAACAACGCTCTGGCTAAAGGCCGAGAGTACAGCATGAACAGGCTATTCTCGGAACGTGAGAACTCCATGAACCGTAACGGTTTTAAAGGTCGGCGTATCTAACCCCGCTAAAGGTAAATTTAATGAGCTACGAAAACTCCACTGGTGAAAACCTAGAAAGTACGCCCGATAAAGAAGACACGCCAGCGAGCCAATACAAGTATTGGGCCGAGGAGCTTGGTAACTCGATTAAAGCGCGGGAGAAGTGGTGGAAAACTGCCGATAAGATCGTCAACCGCTACATCGGCAAAGGCACCTCACACGCCCGCGACGAGAACAGCAGTGGGTTTAACCTAAACCTGTTCCACTCCAACACTAAAACTTTGGGGGATATGCTCTACGGCAACACCCCCAAGATTGATGTGTCGCGCCGCTATGCCCAGCCTAACGATGACGTGGGCCGCGTAGCTGCTGAAATGATGGATAGAATGCTCAACATGGACATCGCAGAAAACGGCTCAGAAGTTGATGCTGTGTTCCGTTCCGTGTTGCAAGACCGCCTTCTCACTGGCCTTGGGTGCGCTAAAGTGCGCTACACAATGGAAAGCGAAGAGATACAGGTGCAAAACCCCGAAACTGGTCAACCAATGCAGGACGCGGCAGGCCAGCCACTCATGGAAGAGAAACTGATAAGCGAGGATGCACCCGTAGACTATTACTACTGGGGTGACGTGCTATGGGGCTGGTGCCGCAACTGGGCAGGTATGCCTTGGATAGCGTTCCGCAGCTACATGACCAAAGACGAACTTCGTGAACGCTGGGGCGATGAAGTAGCAGACAACGCAAAACTCAAAAAGCAGACTAAATCGACCTCTAACGAGGGCGAGGAAGACCACGACACTGACTCAGCTTGGATGAAAGCCGAAGTATGGGAAGTCTGGTGCAAAGAAACCCGCAAAGTTCACTGGATAATCCTTGGTTATGACAAACAAATCGAAGAAAAAGACGATATTCTTGGTCTGTCGGGTTTTTGGCCTGTACCTCCGTTCTTTATCGCCAACGTCACCACTAGCCTGTACGCACCTACGCCTGATTTCGTCTTAGCGCAGGATTTGTACAACGAGGTAGACACCCTACAGACCCGTATCGCGGTAATCACCGAAGCGGTACGTCTAGTGGGCGTCTACAACTCAGCAGCCAGTAATTTAAGCACGATGTTCGACGCCAGCGGCGATAACACCCTTATCCCTGTCGAGAATTGGGCTTTATTCGGTGAAAACGGCGGTCTTCAAGGTCAAATCGAGTGGCTACCCCTATCTGATGTGGTCGGTGCGCTACAGCAACTAATCGGTGTGCGTGACCAGACCATTGCGCTGCTACAGCAGACCACAGGTATGTCAGATGTGATGCGCGGTTCGCTGGATAACCAGTATGAAGGCGTAGGACAGACCGAAACCAAGACTAAGTTCGGCTCAGTACGCATTCAAGCCCTGCAAGAGCAGTTTGCGCGGTTCGCGGGTGATCTAATGCAGATCAAGGCAGAGGTGATTTGCCGTCATTTCTCCCCTGAAACCATCTACAAACGCTCTAATATGGAGTTTAGTGTCGATGCAGAGCTAGTACCGCAGGCGATTGAGCTGTTAAAGCAGCCAGAATCGGCGCGTATTCGCGTAGATATTCGCCCTGAATCCGTGGCGATGATCGACCACCAAGCACTCAAG